TAGTAATCCTTCAGTAGCAGATATATGTGGGAATCTCTTACTGATTAAGGGTGTAAACGGTACTAGCACAATAACCGCAAGTCAAACCGCAAACACAGTCATTGGTCGTTTGGATGTATCAGGGACAACATACATACTTCAGTATAATCCATTTACGTTTACAAGTAGTAATACGAACGTTGCGACGGTTTCAACCAACGGAATAGTGACAATTGTTAATGGCGGTAATACTCTAATTAGCGCAATACAAGCGGAAACAAGAAGTTACGCAAGTGGAGTGGCATCATCTACCCTGACTGTGTTTGACTTGAATCAGACCGGGTCTGATTTATCTGGAGCGAATTATAGTAATATGAATTTCAATAATGTAAACTTTACAAATGCCAATCTCACCAACGCCAATCTCACCAACGTCACTTTTACCAACGCCAACCTGACAAACACGCGGATTGTAGGCGCGACACTTACGGGCGTGATATTTACGGACGGCCAGAAAATCCAGTTGCGCCAGAATGCGGACAACATCGCAGCGAATATTGCGGCGATTGCCCTCCCCGAAACGGTAACACCCGCGTCTATTACTGCCGCGATACCCTCACTAAAACCCGGTGACATCGCGAATCTTCAGGTGATTCGAGTCCTCGCCCCCACACTAGACGCGAGCAACAACCAAATCGTCACAGTTACCCCCAGCGTCGTAGAAGGGTTTTATATTGGCGTTTCGGTGGATACACCGGTCCGCATCAATGGAGTCGTATACCAAACCACGGGTAGTGGCACGACCACGCAGGTAGTCGACGCAGACGGAACACCGGTTTTATTTATCAAAATATCCGATATATTATACCGGGTCTATGCGGGGTCTATTATTGGGATTCCTGTGGACCCCGATTATTATAAGGTAAAATCCTATGGATTAGGCGCGATTCTGACGGAGGCGGCGATTGGAAGCAGTAGCGGGAATGTGGGTGCGACGGGAATCACAGGAACGGTAGGGTTTGCTGGTATCAATGGCGCGCAAGGCTCTACAGGGCCGGCGGGATATCAAGGTGTGACGGGCATTCAAGGCCTCACTGGTGCGACGGGCACACAAGGCCCCACTGGCACGACGGGCACACAAGGTCCCACTGGCACACAAGGACACACTGGCGTCACAGGACCGACGGGTCCCGCGGGCGATACCGGACCCAATGCGAGTAAAGGCGATACAGGCGTAACGGGGGTGCGCGGTCCGACAGGATATACGGGTATCTACGGCCCGCAAGGAGAATACGGTATGACGGGAAATACGGGGGCAACGGGAACCGTGGGCGCAACCGGTCCAACCGGTGAAAGCGCTGCGGTCGGAAATACGGGCGCGACGGGTGCTATGAGCGGCGCGACGGGCGCGAATATATGGGGGCGCGCAGGCGCGACCAGCGGCACACCAATTTACTATAACAGTGGGCGCGTCGGCATTCAAACATCCGCCGCAGTCCCCGCAAGCACACAATATCTTCTGGATGTTAGCGGTAATATCAAGACAACGGGTGTGATGAATGTGAGTGATTACCGGATTAAAAAGGAAATCGTTTATATTAGTCACGCGACCAACGACCGCATAATGCTATCCAATCAAGTCCAGCGACTTCGCCCGATTATGTTTCAGAATGGATTACGCAAGAATGCGTGGGAATACGGATTTTTAGCACACGAAGTCCAGGCGATATTTCCGGAACTTGTAAATGGCGAGAAGGACAAGGATGGCGATTTACAGGCTATCAGTTATCATCAACTGTTCGCAATTTGCTGCGAGGAAATAAAGACCCTGAATGCGCGTCTTGCGGCATTGGAAGCGAAACGCACTGCCGCTACCGCCGCTACCGCCGCTACCGCCGACGGAATAAAATAAATCCAATGGTTATATAGCGATGACTGATTATACTGGACAAAACCTCACTGGGCAATCATTTGTAGGACAGAACCTGACAAATGCGAACTTTACAAATGCGACGATGACCAATGCGGACCTATCAGGATGTAATCTAACAAACGCCATTTTTACAGGCACCATTCTGCGAAATACCAATATTATCAATACCAATCTCTCGGGAGTCGTGTTTTCAGGCGTCCAATCCGCACAACTTCTGTATAATAAATCCAACGCAGGCATCGCGTATCTACTTACGACGCAACTGACGGCGCCGGGTCTCCCCGCGGTAATCGGGACGATTCTAACCGATGATGTCCGTGATTTGTCCGAAGAAGTGGATATTATCGCCGCCACCGTCGTGAGCGAGAATGTCCGCGCGGTCGCCGCAATAACCGTGCGACCCACGCGCGCATTTTATATCCAAGGAATTGCTCTCGCGAATAACGAGAGCGTCACATTGAATATGTCGGGTATCCAAAGTATCGGAACCGTGAATAATCCTACTTACCCCGCGAAATCATTTACGATATCTCGCGATAATTCGGGGGTGACGACCATTGTGGATACGACGGGAGGAGGCGCACCGACCACCGTTACAGACGCACTACTTCGCATTGGAAATGTCGTATACAAAATCCACGGATATACGATGATTGGAATCCCTTATGATATCAATGTATACAAGATTGTAAATGTTGGATTATATGATGTTCTCTCGAACAGTGATTATTTAGACGGGCGAACGGGGGCGACCGGACCGAGAGGTATCGCCGGCACAAATGGCGTGGTGGGCGCAACGGGTCCGACGGGCGCGGGGTCGCTTGATGGTGCGACGGGTGCGGTGGGCGCGACGGGCGCAACGGGTGATGTGGGTGCGACGGGTCCAGTGGGGCAAGACGGACCTACGGGCGCGATAGGCACAACGGGTCCATTTGGCCCCCAAGGCCAGGTAGGTGATGCGGGGGCGATAATCGGGGCGGGTTCGACGGGTCCAACGGGCGAGATAGGCGCGACGGGTCCAACGGGAGAACAAGGGGTCGCTGGTGTAATCGCAAATGTGGGCCCTACCGGGCCAGAAGGCGCAACGGGTGCGACAGGATTAAGCGGATTTATTGCGGGTTTAGGTCCAACGGGACCCATTGGCCCAACGGGCGCGACCAACACAGGCGTGTGGACGGTCATCAATCCCGAGACGCCTGAATCGATAACAGGGTATACGAATATTCAGTACAGCGGCGCGGGCGGCGACACCATCACCGTAGGTGTCAATGTGGACGGTGCGACAACCGCACTGGATACTCGCTATACGATGGACATTAGCGGCACCATCAAAACGGTTGGGATGAACAGTGTTAGTGATTACCGTATCAAATATAATGTATGCGACCTACCGATAGACAAAACCGTGGATGGACTTCGTCCGGTTATGTATTTGAATCGCCTTACAGGACACGAAGAATATGGGTTCTTGGCACACGAATTACAAGGTGTATATCCGGAGATGGTGGTTGGTGAAAAAGACGACCCCAATGGATACCAGACGATACAATATGAGCAGTTGTTTGCGGTGTTTATTGCGGAAATAAAGAGGCTGCGGGACGACATCGAGAGATTGGAAATGGAGGCCGACGACCGGTAGGAGGCCGACGGCCGACGACTACTGTGGATAATATAATTATATTATGCTTTTACATATAATAGAATGCCGGTGGATTATTCCAATCAAGACATAACCAGCACCGATTTAAGTGGTGTGGATTTAAGTGGTGGCAATTTTACAAATACCAATGCGACTAGTGTAAATTTCACCAATGCTGACATAACAAACGCAATATTCAAAAATACGCTCATTGTCGGCGCGACAATCAATACGCTCACATTTAGTGATGTACAAAAAGGGCATCTTCTATTACGCGCAGCGAATCACGGAATCACCGCCATCAACAACCTCACGTCGCTTACACTCGCACAGTTTCGCGTAATACAGCCCGCCATCACATTAGATAGTATAACGACGATACAAAGTGTCACGGTGAAAATCCCGAATAGTCAGAGTGAAGGATATCTCGCACCGGTATCCCCCGTCATTAATCAAATCGTATGTATCTTCGCGGCAACAAACCAGAATATCACGGTAACGTTGGCTTCATCTGGCGCAACTGTGCGAACCATACGCAGCAACGGCAGTGTCATTCAGGATGTCGATAATGCGAATGCGACGCTCTCGTATCTTAAGATAGGCTCTGTGCCATACCGTCTTACTGCTGGGAATGGGGATGGCGTCATTGCGATGATTCCGCTGGACCTCAATGTGTATCAAGTCAATGAATCGGGGATAGGTGATATTCTCTCGTTGAATACATTTGTAGGCGCGGCGGGGGCGACGGGTCCACAAGGTTCGGCTGGTCCTACGGGAACGACCGGTCCAACCGGCCCCGTTGGCGATACTGGGGCTACCGGCCCTACAGGCCCCCAGGGCACCACAGGCCCGACTGGCGCAATCGCACCCACAGGCCCCATTGGCGAGACCGGCCCCACCGGTTCACAAGGCGACACCGGGCCTACCGGACCCATCGCACCCACAGGCCCTACCGGCCCCGTCGGCGAGACCGGCCCCACAGGCGACACCGGGCCTACCGGACCCATCGCGCCCACCGGCCCCATAGGCGACACCGGTCCCAAGGGCGACACCGGACCTACCGGACCTATCGCACCTACAGGCCCCGTCGGCGATACCGGCCCTACCGGCCCCGTCGGCGATACCGGGCACACCGGACCTACCGGACCCATCGCACCCACCGGCCCCGTTGGCGAAACCGGTTCCACTGGCCCCATAGGCGACACCGGACCTACCGGACCCATCGCACCTACTGGCCCCGTCGGCGATACCGGCCCCATAGGCGACACCGGACACACCGGACCTACCGGACCCATCGCACCTACTGGCCCCGTCGGCGATACCGGCCCCATAGGCGACACCGGGCACACCGGACCTACCGGACCCCAAGGATATACTGGCTCATCCGGGACATCAACTACCGCCGCGAATACGTTTACCTATTATTTATCATCCACGACCTCTTCCAGTAATCCAGGTGAAGGGAATTTCCGTTTGAATAATTTCGCATCACAAAACGCCGCCACTGAATTGTATATCAGTAATCTGGACGGAACCATCGCACACAATAATATCTACGCATATTTCTCTCAACTCACGTTATACGGAAGTGCCGTGGAGGGCGGCGGACACGCGATTCTGAAAATACAAGACGTGGAGGATTATTCCAACTACGTGATTTACAAACTAACCGGTGTTACATCAAACGACGCAAGCGCAAATGGATGGGTGACGTTTACGATAGAGAATATCGTCCCAGTGATAACGCCGTTTAATAATGCGCACGCGTGTGTGATTAGTTTTTCGCTGATAGGCGCGAGAGGCGCGACAGGACCGACGGGTGCGGTTGCGCCGACAGGACCACAAGGACCAACCGGAACGCAAGGACCTACAGGAATAATAGGACCAACTGGCCCATCAGGTTCAGGCAGTGCGGCCGGGCTATCCTCTGTTCTAACAACAAGTAACTCGGCCGGCGGTCTCAATATAATAATGGGGGGCGGTAGTATTCAGCAATTAGGAACACTCGTCGATAATAGTAATGTAGCTTGGAATGTAAAGTCAATCGCAGTGGGTTCACCCGCAAATGGATTGTCTGTAGCGAATACTGCCGGAGCAGTGACGATTTCATACGCCCCCAATATTCGCGGATTTAACTATTATAACGCAGGAGTAGCAGTTCCGAAAGTAACCTTTAACATAGGAAGCGCAATCGATTTAAGATATTATAAAGTCCGAGGTTTAATTCGAGCACAATTAATAGTTGGAAATTTTGACTTTCCAATCTTAGTGTTTAATAATAATCACACCTACCCGACGAATGGAACCAGCACAACAGACCATAATATTATACAATGGATAGCGCCGTCTTCAACTCCTATAACAAGCACTCCAATTGGTCACCAGGCAGTTATTCAAACCAACGTCAATTTCGCTCAAATTCCTTCCGTGGCCGACAATACCGGTTCAGGAAGCCATTTTATAACTAATTTTGAAATAGACCTTGCGTATAACCAATCTACCGGCACATCAAGGCAATTGGTATGTAGTGGAACATATAATCATATAACAAAACCGATAAATACTACCGCGTGGCAATATAGCTCTGGTCGTTATTCAAGGGTAAGCGACATCGGAGGAGGAACAACTTTAACGCATATCGGGTTTGGAACCTATACATTATTCAGTCCAACAAATGGTATCCCGCAGGTCGATTTAACGATAGATATTATACCACTTCCATCATTTACTGGTCAAACAACAGCATAAAATATAAATATATATCATACGATGCTCTACATTATTTTAGGAACAGTGGAAGGTTCAAAAATACATATTGAAAACATTAGCATAAATCCGTCTACTAGTGCTATCATAACATATAAATTAATAACACAATCCGGAATAGAACCGTTTACACACACATTGGAAGGGGAAGCGTATACGAATTGGGGAAATAATAACACAACATTATTTAATTTGCTTTGTGTGAAACACGGTCTTCAATATGTACCGTATGTTGAACCCGAATTATTTAACGAAGTTATGGTATCGAAAAATGAAGTGACCGGAGAAATGATGTATGAGACGATAACATACCCAAACCCGGATTATATTCCTACATAGTAGGTATTATTCCTACATAGTAGGTATTATTCCTACATAGTAGGTATTATTCCTACATAAATCCATATAAACATAAAACATACTTTCATTATACAATTCTATTTCAACCGAATTCTATAATGTCGTTACTCGATGGTCTCACCCACGCCATATCCGAATATCATATCGTAGAAGGCGGTTCCTATCAAATCGGCGCCCAGGGTGACCGTCTTCGCGAACTCGTCCACAAACGTGCGCCCAAATCCATTATGGAAATCGGGTTCAATGCGGGCCATTCCGCCCTCCTATTCCTTGCGAACACGCCCCCCGAGACCAAAGTCGTGAGTTTTGATTTAGGCGAGTATGCGTATGTTTTCGCGGCGAAGCGTTATATTGACGCGATGTTTCCGGGTCGGCATACACTCGTTACGGGTGACAGCACCGTCACCATTCCCAAATATGAAGAACAGGTCGCGCACCGAATGAAGGACCCAAACACGGCACCGCCGATGCGGTTTGATTTTATTTTCATTGACGGCGGGCATCAAAACGATATTCCAATGAAGGATATTCTCAATTCGCAGCGTCTGGCGCGTGATGGCCGAACCGTTGTCGCGATTGACGATATCTCGCGCGACCCATCACGCCAAGCGCATTATACGATACAACCCACAAAAGCGTGGTCGCAAATGGTTGACGCAGGCGTGATTCGCGAAGACGGATATGATGACTATTTTACGAATAATAATAATGACGCGTCATGTCCGACGGATTGTAAAGCGCGCGGAATGGCGTGGGGCGAATATTGCTTGACGTCGGAGTCCGAGGGCGCCGCCGAGCCCGCCGACGAGCCCGCATCCGCCCCGTCGTCCACCCCGTCGTCGTCCGCATTCAAGAGACTCCGATATAATTACTATCAAAATAGCTGTAAGCATATGGACCGAAACCAAATGCTCCAAGAAATCCACAATCAGCACCATCATCACAAGGAACACGAGAAACTCGTGGCGGTCGCAGATATGTATCTCGAATATTTCCCAACGTATAACAAGCGCGACACGAATTTTGTGCGTTTTTATCGCGCATCCTCCAATCTGGCGTTGAACGCTACGGCGCTGGCTACGGCCCAATACGAGGAAATCGTGGATACAAGGTCCCCGCCACCGAATGCGCCCAACGGCGTCAATGACGGCGAATCCGAGCTTCCCGACTCCATCAAAGAGTGGTCTATTGAAAAATTGTCGGTGTTATACCCAACGGACCCATGCGCGGAAATCCCGAAAGTCATCCATCTCCTCTATTTCGGCGAGACCGAGTTCTACAACTTCCACCATCGATGCGTCCATTCGATGATACAATATATGCCTGATTATGACATCCGAATCTATAATGCGAAGGAGCCCGTCGGAAATAAATACTGGGACGATATCAAGAAGCAGGGGCGTGTGACTATCCATAAAATAGACCCCCCCGTTTTTTACGACGGATTTGAATTGAAGCATTTCCAGTATAAGGCGGATGTGGTGCGCCTGGAACTATTATACGAGCACGGGGGTGTGTATCTAGACTTGGATATGCTTATTGTGCGACCCTTTCACGACGTGTTCAAATCAGGACATTCATTTTATATCAGTGAAGAGCGGGCGGGCATCCGGTCATTAATCAACGCATTCTTGGCTGCCAAACCCAAAAACGAATTTATTAAACTGTGGCTTGATTCGTTCAAATCGGGGTTGCGTCTGGGAATCTGGGCGCATCATATCCGCGACTCTAATAAACAATTGATTGACGACAACCCGCATTATATTCATAAATACCGGATGAAAATATTGGACGGCCAGTTGTTTATGCCGCTTCACTGGCAGGACACCGTCGCGTTTATCCATTCGGAGACCACGCCGTATGAGTTTCCACCCCAGTCGTATGGAACGCACCTCTGGGAGACGATATTGGGGGATGTTATGCGGAAAAACGAGTTTCTTCATAAACAGAAGATGGAACTCGCCGTATACAATTCGCATAGTTCGGCGTTTTGCGAATGCGTGCCAGCACCAGCACCAGCACCAGCACCAGCACCAGCACCAGCACCAGCACCAGCACCAGCACCAGAGGCAGAGGACGACCTAACCATATATCCTGAATATTACCACAATTTCCGCAATGACCAGTATGTGGATAAGTATATTGCGAAAGGCAAGCACGGCGGGTATTTTATTGAAATCGGCGCGGGTGACGGTGAACATAACTCGGCGTGTTATTTCTTCGAGAGATACCGGGAATGGCGCGGGATGGCAGTGGAACCCGCGCGA